TGCAACTAAGTTAAGAGATACTTTAACTTGGGATGCTCTTTACAGTATGGTTGATGAGGGAGTTTTAGAATACTTGGGTATGAAAGAAACTCATTATGGTGAGAGGACCATTGAAACCATTGAGTTAACAATGGAAAAAGAAAGGAAAGAAAAAGAAAAAGAATTTAAGAAGAATTTTGATCTTGTTAAGTTAGAATCATCCTCATGGACTCTTGATGTGCCAGTAAGAAAAAAATAAAGCAATAATTAAATGCGTAAATAATCACATGAGCGTAATCATCTACCAAGATCACATAGAGATTTTAGAAGAGGAGAATGCACAACTTCAGAAAGAAGTTATGTTTCTTCGGAGAAGATTGGAATATTATAAGACAATAGTGGAAGTGGATGAGGGAGAAAAATGAGTGGAGACTGTAAGAATCAACCAGTGATTTTTTATAGTGAAGAAATGACTTTATCAAAGATTATCCTTTTATCGAAGAAAGGAGTTACCTTTAAGAAGTATGAATATATGTTGGATATATTGGAAGAAGACGAAGAATAAATAAGACAGATACTCTAGCAAAATGAACAATAAGGTTAAACTGGCTATTGCGGTGGCTGTAGGAATAGTTGGTGGAGGACTTCTTGGTAATTTAGGAGGAGGTGAGTCAAAAGTTAGTCTGTTGGGTTCTGGTACTACTTTTCCTGAATGGACACGAAATGGTTCAGCATTTAGATGCAAGGATGGAAAGGTTCAGGGATGTATTGGTGGAATCAACTGCGGAACTGCGGGAAGAACTGGAACCACTCAACCTGTTGCAGTTTGTCAAAAGTGTGTTAGTTGGATTGATATGGATGATCTTCTAACTAATAAACCAGATTATGATACTAATATGTTACTACAAGTTGATCCTAATTACGGACCTAAAGACTAATGAAAAGTTTTAAAGAATTTCTAAATGAAAGTAGTCTAAGTAGAATCAAATCTAAGGCTGATAAAGGTGGTATTGCTACGATGTCAGCATCCAGAGCAGATAAGTCTGCCAAAGAAAATCGTGCAAGAGCAAAACAATTAGATCGTGATATAAAAGGTAAGGGTTTACCTGGTGCTACTAAGGTAACTGGTTCATATGTAGAGAAGGGTGATGATGGCAAGGAGAAGAGAGTAAAGGAAAGAAGTCACGTTGTCACTGCTGGTAAGAAGGGTAAGAGAGCCTTTAAGAAAGCAGTTAAGTCACTAGGTAAGAAGTATGGACAAGACTCGGTATTGACACAAACGAAAAAAACTGGTACACTATCAGCAACAAGGAAAGGTGGACTAGGCACGAAACCAAAGGATAAGAGACCTTTAGGATCAACTAAAAGAGTTGGTTTAGGTAAATTTAAACCTCAGGGTAAAAACCCAGAAGGTCAATCACAAATCAAGGGGAAGACTTTTACTTATGGATAAAAAACTTTATGATGATTCTAATTGGAGAGAAGAATCTATACCTTACCATACAGGTAAGCAGGTAGAATTATTGATGGACGGCCCTAAGAGTCTTGCTCAATCATGGATGATGCAAGCAATGTATGGACAATGGAAAAAAAGGAATGGTTATCACAAGTTGGATCCTAAAGAAAATGAAGGTCAATTGCAGTCATCTATGAAGGAGTTTTTTCAACGACAAAAAGATCAAGGAATATGAAACTAAACAAACCCTTAATGCATGTGAGGTTGGATCAATGTCAGTTTTTTTACTGGGATCCAAGGATAGATCCAAGAGAACCAGAATACAAACTGTCACAACCTCCTAGTACAGGAGGTTTTTTTGCATTATAATAGGTTCAACAAAACGAACCAACTATGTTTGAAATCAAAATGACTGCAGACGAAATTATTGAAGGTTTGAGGAGCACATATGGTAAAGAGTTCACTGCAGCTGATGTTCGTGGATTCTGTGCTGCCAATGACATTGCTTATCAGACTGTTACTAAAAAGATCAAACAGTTTAGTGTTGGTCGTGGTAAGTGGAATCTTGAGGTTACTACTAAGGCAGTAGAAAACATTGAGAAATCTTTTAGTGCTCCTGCTGTGCAACCTGTTGTTCAACAGAATCTTGTACCATTAAAGGATGATACATTTGTTAAGTTTGGTTCTTTCAATGATGTAAGGAATATAATTAAGTCTAGGCAGTTCTACCCTACATTTGTTACAGGTCTTTCTGGTAATGGTAAGACCTTTGGTGTAGAGCAAGCATGTGCTCAATTAGGAAGGGAGTTGATTCGTGTCAACATCACAATCGAAACAGATGAAGATGATCTTATTGGTGGTTTTCGTCTTATTGATGGTAATACTGTTTGGCACAATGGCCCCGTTGTCGAAGCTCTGGAGAGGGGAGCTGTCCTCCTTCTAGATGAAGTGGATCTTGCATCTAATAAGATTCTATGTTTACAACCTATCCTTGAAGGTAAGGGTATTTTCCTTAAGAAGATTGGTAGGTTTGTTCAACCAACAGCAGGGTTCAACGTAATCGCAACTGCAAACACAAAGGGTAAAGGATCTGACGATGGTAGGTTCATTGGTACTAATGTACTGAATGAAGCATTCCTTGAGAGGTTCCCTGTAACCTTTGAGCAAGACTATCCAGCACCTTCTATAGAGAAGAAGATTCTTGGTGGAGTGGCTGCTAATCTTGGCATCACTGATACAGACTTCATTGCACGTCTTGTAGACTGGGGTGACATCATCCGTAAAACATTCTATGATGGTGGTATCGAAGAGATCATTAGTACTCGTCGTTTGGTTCATATTGTTCGTGCCTTCAGTATCTTTGGTGATAAGATGAAGTCTATTCAGGTCTGTGTGAATCGTTTCGATGATGAGACTAAGCAAGCATTCCTTGAACTCTATGACAAGGTAGATGCTGATGTAGAATTACCTCAAGAGGAAGTGTAGTGACTATTTGGCAAGAGTATATTAGTACCTATCGTTCCATGTTGCCCTGTAAGATTGAAAACTTATGGGCATCATGGCAAGCAAAGGGAACTTCTTTAAATGCCATAGATCATTCACATCCTTACTTGCTTAAATCAAGGCAAGTAGATATCTCTGATGGTAAGAATGTTGACATCTTTAATTGTATAGCCTATCCCAAGACTGGAAGTAATCTTCCTTGTTTTGGTATGGACTTGATGAAGTTCTCTCCCAAGAAAATCATTATAGTATTTGACTTTCAACATCCAAAAGAAAACTATTTGTTCTCTGTAGATGGACTACCCAAACATGAAGGTGACTATAGGTTCTTTGAGCCAGGGAATCACTTCTCAGAAAATATTTACATTCGATATTGTACTCCGTCAGAAGTGAATGACCATTTGGATATGTTTATCAAATACTTGACTAAGTACAAAAATATGTTAGAATTAGAAAAACCGACTGGTACAGATACCAGTGTTTACAAAGACTTTGATGCTTACATGACCAAACTTGATCCAGTAGGAGGATTTCTTGCTGGTAAGTTTGGAGCAGATAAAGCAGACCGTCTTGTAAACGACTTCTTGTTCTGCTATGATTAATGCATGGAGTTTACTTTACGATGAAATTTATGGAGATGATGAAATGAGCCCTTGTAAAACCGATCACATTGATGATGACTTTCTTGTAGGATTATCTACAGCCTCTGCTGGTACTAATGTTTTTACTGTGGATACCAGTAATTTTGATAAGGTTAGTATTAATACTTCTGAAAGTGATGACTTTATCACTATTGCAGGTGGTGAGAATACTGTGTATGATTTTAGTGGTGTTGATTTTACAGTTCCTCCATATGAGGAACCAGTAGTATCTTCAGTTAACTTGGATGATATTACCTTCATTGATACACCAACACCTGGAATACAAACAGACAATCCCAGAAAATATAAAGAAGATGAGTCCATCAAAGCTCTTCAGGATTATATTTCTACCACTTATGGTGGACACTATACTTCTGACAATAATAATGTCCAGACACTTGATCTTATTGAGTCAGTAGGAGATGCAGAATCATTCTGTAGATCTAATGCTATTAAGTATCTAAGTAGGTATGACAAGAAGGGACAAGCAAAACGTGATATACTAAAAGCATTACACTATTCACTCCTACTATACCATTTCAGTGGGCAACTCAATGAAACTCCGACCCGTGGTTATGAAACTTTCTGATAAAACTCTTTCCGTTCTTAAAAACTTTTCGACTATTAATCAGTCTATTCTGTTTAAGCAAGGTAGTAAACTTCGCACCATTAGTGTGATGAAGAATATTCTTGCAGAAGCAACTATTACTGAGGAACTTCCTAAAGACTTTGGTATCTATGATTTAAATCAATTCCTTAATGGACTCTCTTTACATCAAAGTCCAGAACTTGACTTTGTTAATGAGGGTCATGTTGTTATCAAAGAAGGACGGATGAGATCCAAGTACTTCTTTGCTGATCCTAATGTAATCATTACTCCTCCTGATAAAGCAATTGATCTTCCTACAGAGGATGTTTCTTTTGAGTTGAGTACAGATCAATTAGATAAGTTACTCAAAGCAGCAGCAATCTATCAGTTGGCTGATCTTGCAGTAGAGGGTGGTGATGGAGTAGTTAAACTTCTTGTAAGGGATAAGAAGAATGATACA